CGAGGGAGATCTCCTATGAACGCTGTTACAAAAAACTTGACGGTCCGGACAACTTTCTCCAAACCAACGGGCAATTAATGGGATGTGTTCTATCATTCCCAATTCTCTGTGTCGTTAACTACTTAGCTTTTAAGTTTGCCTGTCAAAAGGCAGAGATAAGGGAGCCAAAGTCCTTAGTTAATGGTGACGACATAGCCTTCCGGGCCAATGATAAATTGGTCACCGCCTGGGAGGGTGTTATCGATTCAATAGGCTTTAAGAAGTCTATCGGTAAGAATTTTTATGCCCGAGGTTTTGTGACGATCAATAGTCAGTATTTTAAGACTATTGAAGCCACTGTCATCGGCGGTGTCGAAACCGAGCCTCGTCGAATCGAACCTGTTCCGTTTTTCAACAATGGGTTCGTTTTCGATAAGAGGAAAGGTCTTGATACTGACCAGAACGCCTGTGTAGTCGGGAAAGCCGGTAACCTCGATGAGGATACCGACAATACTAATGAAAAGCTCTATAAGTTAGGCTTTTCTGACTATTTCAGGTTCTGGGGACACCAGTCTCTTCCGAGCAGTTTTATCGCTCTCAAGAAGAAGGCAATTGGAGTACTATTAACACATCGGCGGGAAATAGGGTGGTCGTCTCGATCATTGTGGTCTCTAGGACTTGAGGACACAATGCCGGACTTCCGCCAACGGTATTTTGATTCCCGGATCGGTACTTTACGATCCGGGGGTCTCAAAGGAACATCAGTGAGAACACAAGCATCAAACAAGATTATAAGCCTGGTTGGGGAAGTATCTCTCCCCTCAATCTCGCAGTTAAAAAAGAAATGCGAAAGAGAGCTCTGTGTCCCTATGGAGCAGGGCAGGAAACTTCGTGAATTAAAGCGAGGTCTTCTTAAATCCATCAGCGTTTCTCTTAATAACAAGCTGTCTGAAGGTCGGTCTATTTTCCATCCTTTATACACATATGGTCTCTCCCTGGATGAAGAACTGAAAACTACAAAGTATTGGTGGGGTCGTTCCCCTACCACCTCTCCTTCTAAATTGGTGAAGGGTAGGCCGCTTACGGAGGCGGAATACGTTTTGTGGAGTTTAGGTTCTTGGTTCGGGCTCGGTCACTTTGAGCACGAACAGGGATAAAGTCTATGTCGGGTCACGTTACAAACGTTCGACTCTACGGTTCACACTAATTGTGAGGTAATAGAAATTAATCAACTAAGGGCGTGGACTCTTTCTTGGGGCTTCCGGTCGATATGACCCGATCCTATCCAACAAAGTACCACAATGGTCTTGGTCCGAGGATCTGACTTTCTCTCTTCCTTGGCGCCTTTGCGCGTCGATAGAGGACTGTCGGACCCGGTACTGATCGAGCGTCCCTTTCATTGGTCAACTTCGATGTGCCTAGTTAGTCGTGTTTCCATTTGAGTCGGTATTCCGGTAGAATCGAATCGATATTACGTCTTACGTGATGGTTCGAGG